CATCCGATCACCGAACATGCGAACGTTGATCACTTCGCCGTTCACGATTTCACCGTTATCATATTCCGCAAAAACAAATTCACCGATTTTCATTTTCATCTCTCCCTTTTCTCTTGATGCTTTCATTATACAGATATATTCGACGCTTTCAAGCAAAATCTTGAGAAATTTCAAATATAATTTCATGCCAAATAAAAATATTTTTTGTGGCACAGCGTTTGCTCTAAAAACTCGTCATAAGTCCTTACCATATAAGTACTTACATCAAATTTTCGGTAGAGAATAGTCTCTAAGTCTATATATAGCCTAGGCTTATATCATGAGGGGGTTTTTTTGTTCTGGTTGGACATCTACAGATATTTCAAAAAACCTGGGGTGGTCCAAACATAATAAGCACATTAAAAACTAAATGTATCACCTAAACCTACTAGGTTGGTTTCTATGCTTCTATTGGTATTAGACCCTAGAACCTTATTAGAATTCAATAGTTACTATTTATTAATCCTGCCACTCCAAATGACACTATCTCCAACTTTCACACTCACCCTATTTTCCCCGCCAATAAACCACTTGGGATTTAGTTTCGTATTAAATCCATGATAGCTTGATCCTAAGTTACTTCTTAAGTCTCCCCTATAACTACGAGCAGTTGAAACTTTCACAATTACATCATTTACCAAAATCTTTATCACCACCTACCCCTGCATAATTATTTTAATCTGAATGGATCGGATAAAGAGTATTCAGATTCACTAGAGCTATATATCTTTTCATTATCTATTTTCCAGCTATTATTCTCATTTACTAGCTTAATTATAGATACTATTTCCTTAGTATTATCAGAAATTATAGCTTTATACCGTACGGCCATGCTGCCCTTCGAGCTATTATTATCTATAACATGATGTTCTATAAGCTCTACTCTTACTGTTTCTTTAACAAATAAAATAGCGATTTTTTTACGAATCCTACCCTTTGCATTATTTGTAAAGTGGTCCAAAAAAACAGATAAATCTTCAGTATTGGCAGCATCAATAGCAGACAGGATAGCTTGTTCCATATCTGCTACTGATGACAAGTCCTCAACCATTACTGGTCTTTGATTTTGAATAACAGGCTCGTCATTCCCAAATATTCTATTACTTATAATACTAGATAATAGAATCGCCCAAATTATAATATATTTCATGATGTATCATATCATCCATTATTTAGTGAAGCATGAGCTTTTGGACGACGACCTCTTGCCTTTTGAATACCAAGCTTTCGTCGTTGACGCCTTATCATAGGAGTTGTAATAGAGCTATTTGTCATTTGACTAAGCTTTGCTGCTAGTTCATTATCAGAAATATTACCAAAATTATCCTTAATAAAATCTAGTTCCATTTGGCCCCATTTTCTATAATTCATAATAATCTCCAGTATTAGTGTAAATATTGACAACCAACTACTTGGTACTATTATATAATACCAGATTGATACTTTTAAAGCAAGGGGTCATTTATGATTAATTTTGATTCTAATATTGATGATCTTATCCCATCAGTCTTAGATATTAAGGCATCTGGATCTATTATTAGCGACATACAAAACGATCTTCAACTACCAGACGGAGATGATATAAGTATTCTTTTAGCCAATGAAGAAAAAAACAAAAACACCAAATAAACAAACAGTTTCTGACCAAGAATTTCTAGAAGTTTTAGATAAAATAACTAAAAGATTAGCATATAAATTTAAATTTGGATACCATAGTGTTGAGGATATGAAACAGCAAGCTGCTATATTTGCTCTAGAAGGACTTAAAAACTACGATCACAAAAGACCATTAGAGAACTTCTTGTGGACCCATGTTAGAAATAGATTGTTTAACTACAAAAGAAATAACTATCAAAGACCAGACAAGCCGTGTTTAACATGTCCATTATATGATCCAAAAAATAAAGTGTCCCAAAGTCAATGTTCCAAATATATAGAGAAAACAGAGTGCGACCTATACTCATCGTGGTTTAAGAGAAATAATGCTAAAAAAAATATTGCAAAGCCATCCTACGTCGAGGATCAAACACTATTTTTTACGAACAAAAACCCATCAGATAGTTCTGATCTGATAAGCTTTTTAGATAAATATATAAGATCAGAATTTAGAGAAAATTATTTAAAATTAAAACATAATCATAAAATTAATAAATCAGAATTAATCAAACTTAAAAAACACATTCAGGAACTGATGGAGGAACACAATTGGAACCAGACAGAATTTCCAAAAAACGAGGACAATTAAGTCTTGATGAAGAGGCTTTTATAAGAGAGAATATTAATAGCTTATCTGTTGATCAGATCGCCCAAAAACTTAATAGACACTCTAATCCTATTAAAAGATATATTAATGAAAATAATTTATTAACAGATCCCGAAGAAAAAATAGCATACGATACCTTAAAAGATAAACTACATAGTAAAACATTTTGGCAAGAAATAACAAGACAATTCGATAAAGAAACCGGAGAATTAGAATATTTTGAAAATACATGGGTTAGTCTGATAAAACAATTCAGAGAAGACGTATTACCAGCAGAAGAACTACAGATCAAACAATTTATAACAATTGATATATTAATTAATCGCTCTATGAAAGAACGAAAACGACACATCAGCGAAACAGAAAAATTGCAAAAACTTGTTGACCAAGAATATGAGAAAAAAGAAAGTGATCGTGATATTCCTAAACTGGCCAACCTCGAACAACAGCTCAGTTTTGCTCGAAATAGTATAGCCAATTATACTAATGAATATACTAAATTATTAAATGAGCAACAAAAAATAAGCAAAGATCTCAAAGCAACAAGAGAACAACGAATCAAAAGAATAGAAGACGGAAAAAGTAGTTGGGTTGGCTTGATACGCATGTTAGAAGACGAGGCTATAAGAGAAAAAGAAGGAAGAGAAATGGAAATATTATCAATGGCCGCTAATAAATCAAAAAATAAATTAGAAGAATATCATTCATATCAGGATGGAATTGTTGACTTTCCCCTATTAAGCCCAGAATTAATGGAGAAAAATAATGAATAAATCAGCTATCATAACAGGCATAACAGGACAAGATGGTAGTTATTTAGCCGAATTACTTTTAGAAAAAGACTATAAGGTTATAGGATTATATAGACGAAATAGTAACTATAATTTTCAAAGAATAAATAATATAATACATCATCATAATTTAACTTTAATAGAATTTGATCTTACTGATCCATCATCTATTAATCATATCCTTCATAAATACCAACCAGATGAATTTTATAATCTAGCAGCAATGAGCCACGTTGGCAGTAGCTTTGATCAGCCAACAACAACATTTGATATTAATACCATGGGGGTTTTATATATTTTGGAGAGTATAAAATCCGCATCATCTGCAACAAAATTTTATCAAGCTAGTACTAGTGAAATGTTTGGTAGAAATTTTGATATTGATAATAATATTAAATATCAAGATGAAAATACTCCATTTTTACCACAAAGTCCATATGCTGTTGCTAAATTATCTAGTCATCGTTTAGTACAAATATATCGCGATGCTTATAATCTATTTTGTTGCTCTGGCATATTATTTAATCATGAAAGTCCCAGACGAGGAGAAAACTTTTTAACAAGAAAAGTAACCAAATATATAGGCCAAGTTATTAATAACAAAACTAACGAATTATTAAAGCTCGGTAATTTACAGTCATACAGAGACTGGGGCCATGCTAAGGATTATGTATATGCTATGCATCTGATGCTACAACAAGATTTTGCCGATGATTTTGTAATATGTACAGAAACCAGCTACAAAGCTTTAGATTTTGTTAAAAAAGCATTTGAGTATGCTAATTTAGATTATAAACAATATATAACAATAGATCCTAGTTTATATAGACCAGCAGAAGTTGATTATTTATGTGGTCGTTCAACAAAAGCTCAAAAAGTATTAGGCTGGAAACCATCAACATCTTTTGATGAGCTGGTACATGAGATGGTGGACCATGATATAAATAGTTATCAAAATGTTTAGGAATTATAATGATCCACTATATAAACAATGGAGAAATAGTATAAGAAAAAGAGATCATCATAAATGTCAGTGGCCTGGGTGCTTATCATCTAAAAAATTACATGTTCATCATATCAAAAGATGGGCTGACAGCATAGATTTAAGATATAATATAAATAATGGTATAACATTATGCAAATTTCATCACCAGATGATAGAAGGAAATGAAAATGCATATGAGGCTGTTTTTTTTAAAATTATAGCGGATAAGAAATCTAATGATAAATAATCAAGATTTTACAATTATAATAGATACTAGAGAGCAACAACCATGGTCTTTTTCAGAGTATGTTGTGGCCAATAAAAAATTAGACACTGGTGACTATAGTATAGATGGCCTACAAGAAATTTTTGCTATTGAAAGGAAAAAGAGTATTAATGAGATAGCAAATAATATTGTTGAACCAAGATTTAAAGATGTTGTAGCACGACTGTCCCAACTTAAATATTCATTTTTACTACTTGAATTTAGCATGACCGACGTTTTAAATTATCCCATAGGTTCTAATTTACCTAAAAAAATGTGGGATAAAGTTAAAATAACTCCAGCATTTATTATGAAGAATATCTTAGATTGGCAATTAAAACATAATATTAAAGTATTATTTTGTAATAATGCCTCTAATGCAGAAAAAATAGCAGAATACATTTTAAAAAGAATTTATCTGACAACATCTATTGAAAGGAAAAAATCAAATGAAACTTGAGAATCCTATTATCATTAACCCGCCCCCATATACAGATCATGAAAACAAATTAGTAAATCCACCAGCACTATTTATAGATTTTTTAGATATTACTTATCACGATAATCCAACAAGTAAATCAGTATCGGCAACTATAAAAAATATTCCTGGTTCTTTCTTATTGGCATATGGAATAGATTACGAAAAACTTGGAAATGTTAATAGATCAAAACTAGAAGAATTGTTGTACGATCAGATTAAAGACGATATGTCAATGAAATTAAGAAAAAAATTTCCAAGAACTCTTGAAGAAGATCCTAATGGTCCAGGAACAATATTGACCAGTATGATAAGTTCTTTAGGAATAAAAAGTACAGCAAACTGTTCTTGTCGTCGGCACGCTATAGAAATGAATGAAAGAGGAGTTGATTGGTGTGAGACAAACTTACCAGTAATTTTATCATGGCTAAAAGAAGAAAGTGAAAAAAGACACCTACCATTTATAGAAACTATAGCGTCTATGATAGTGAAGAGAGCAATTAAAACATCTCGTAGATTATTAAAAAATAATAATGATTGATATTAAAAATTTTGACGATGCATGGTTAGGTCTTGGAGATCTAAACTCTTTAGCTTTAAGTAAAAATCCTATGATACATAGGACTAAAGAAGATATAGAGAATCCAGATCTTCATTTATTAAGAATGCTAAAAGATCCAAATTATTTAGGATCTACATGCAAGCTCATTTTTAATATAGAGCTTCATCCAATGCAGATAGTTGTTCTACAAGAAATATGGGACAGACCCTTTCCTATGTTAATTGGTAGCAGAGGATTTAGTAAAAGTTTTCTACTAGCATTATACGCAGTATTAAAATGCACATTTTTCCCTGGTACAAAAGTAGTTATAGTCGGAGCAGCTTTTAGACAGAGTAAAATTATTTTTGAATATATGGAAAATATATGGAAAAATAGTCCTATATTAAGAAGTATTTTTAATGGCAATGAAGATGGACCAAGAAGAGATGTTGACAGATGTACTATAAGACTAGGGGATAGCTGGGCTATTGCTATTCCATTAGGTAATGGCGACAAAATTAGAGGCTTAAGAGCACATATTATTCTTGCTGATGAGTTTAGCAGCATATCTCCGGACATTTACGAGACCGTTGTTTCTGGATTCGCAGCTGTTAGCGCAAGCCCAATACAAAACGTGAAAGATGAAGCAAAAAAAGAAGCGATGAGAACAGCTGGAATATGGAATAAAGAATTAGATTCAATTTCTAGAAAAATTAATAACCAAGCTGTTATTAGTGGCACAGCAGATTATGGATTCAAACATTTTGCACAGTATTGGAAAAGATATAAGAGTATTATTGAGAGCAAAGGCAATATCAGAAAACTAGAAGATGTTTTCAATGGCGAGGTTCCTTCGAATTTTAATTGGAAAGACTATAGTATTATTCGTATCCCATATGAATTAATACCAAAGGGCTTCATGGATGATAAGCAAGTTAGTAGAGCAAAAGCTACTATACATGTTGGTATTTATAATATGGAGTATGCAGCTTGTTTTGTTAATGATAGTCAAGGATTCTTTAGAAGAAGTCTCATAGAGAGTTGTGTTGTAAAAGACTATCCGCCTATAACAATAAATAATCAGTCCATTATTTTTAATGCGATAACCCAAGGCAATCAGAATTGTCAATATGTTTATGGAATAGACCCTGCTAGTGAACAAGATAATTTTAGTATAGTGATACTAGAAGTTCATCCAACGCATTCCAGAATTGTCTATTGTTGGGCAACAAATCGTAATAATTTTAAAGAAAGACAGAAGATAGGACTAGTAAAAGAATATGACTTCTACAGTTTTTGCGCTAGAAAAATTAGAGATCTTATGAAAACTTTCCCACCTATAAGAATAGGAATGGATGCTCAGGGAGGAGGAGTAGCTATAGAAGAAGCGCTACACGATCCTGGTAAATTACAGGAAAATGAACAACTAATATGGCCAGTGATAGATTATGAAAAGAGCAAGGATACAGACTCTCAACAAGGATTACATATACTAGAATTAGTCCAGTTCGCAAAAGCTGATTGGACAGGTCAGGCTAATCATGGTTTAAGAAAAGATCTAGAAGATAAAGTACTATTATTTCCACAATTTGATAATTTAACACTCGGATTGGCTATGGAAAAAGAAGGAAAAAATATTATCGATTCTGATCTTAATCCATTATATGATAGTGTTAGCGAATGTATTCTAGAAATAGAAGAACTAAAAAATGAATTGACAACTATAGTTATGACACAAACTAGTACTGGTCCTCAAGCACGAGACAGATGGGACACGCCAGAGGTAAAATTACCAAATGGTAAAAAGGGAAGACTAAGAAAAGATAGATATAGCTCTTTATTAATAGCAAATATGATAGCTAGACAAATAAATAGGTCTTTACAGCCAGTTAATTATGATCTTATAGGAGATAATAGGATAGATATAGTTAACAATAAAGATAAACAACTATATAAAGGTCCCGAGTGGTTTACGTCTAACGTTAATGGAGACGATAATATTTATCAGGGAATTTATAGATAAATGTGTATAAATTTATATATTAAAATAAAGTAATCGAATTAATAATACTATTACAATAGAAATAGAACATGCCTAGAAAACCAGAAAAAAACAATATTATCAAAAATAGTTCTTCTATTCCAGAAGATGCTTATGTCACATGGGGAGACGATTTATCAAGCAAGCAAGAGGCTCTTAAAAAATCTTCTGAATCTTTGGATGAGTTTGCCGGCATACAATCGTCATCCGCCTCATACGGATCTGGAAGAAGATATAGCATAGATTTTTCTAATTTAGATGGAAATACTGGTGGTCGCCCAGGATTAACAAGAAATGATTACTATGCATTCAGACCGGATGAAGCTGTTCCAAAAAGAATCAAATTAATTATACGCAGAGCAGACGATATTTATCAGAGAATAGGCTTAGTTAAAAATGTTATAGATTTGATGGGCGATTTTGCCGTTCAGGGCATAAAACTTGTTCATAAAAATAAAAGAATAGAAAAATTTTATAGAACATGGTTTAAAAAAATAAATGGAAAAGATAGAAGCGAGAGATTTTTAAATAATCTATATAAAACTGGCAATATTATTATTCATAAACAAACAGCAAAAATAAGCTTAAAAGTTACTGATAATCTATACAAAAGCATAGGATCTCCAGATTTGCAGATAAAAGATCCAGAGACTATACTAGTAGAAAAAAAAGAAATACCATGGGCATATACTTTTATAGATCCTGTATAT